CTTGGGATTCAAACTGCAATAGCTGTACCGCATGTACAGACTATTTACAATAGAGTTGATAATCACTGTCAGTGGATGACCTGAAGGATTAGTACCAAACATTTCCATCAACAAACCCTCAATGTTGCAAAGAGGAAATGCTGTGTCCATGCCGATACAACCAATAGCTCGGATCTCTTCTTCTGTGAATCCAGCAGTTCGATGAATGATTTTGATAACTTCAAATGCAGCAAGTACAAAAGCAGCTATCATGTGTTTATCGAACTTAGAGTAATCCCCAGCAACAATTTTCCCTTTACCAAAGTAAGTGAGATAGTTGTAAAAATCCGTCCATTCTTTAGATTGAGTCACCGTACCGGGTGCGGCTTCAAAAATGAATTTGTTCTTCTGAAGCAAACGCACGAATGATAAAAGCTTGCTGCGAACCACAAGGCTCCAATCAATTGGTGCTCCAGTAAACATTCTCGTTTTCTTGGCGTCTATCTTCTTGAAAGGAAGAGCTTCATCCTTGAGATGACCAGTGAAAACTGGATAAGCACGTTCTCCGCGAATATACTTCTCTTCAATTTCAGAGACACGTTGCCACACTTCATCCGTGAAGTCCACCCCATCTGGGTATAATTCACTTGCATCAGGTACCAGGAATTGTTTCTTGGTTGTGCACCACGGATGACCCATGGAAGTATTAACGTTGATACGATCAATGAACTTCACGCCCGGCAATCCGTTGATGGACGCACGTCGTGATAAAGTAACAAGTTGAGCTTTCCACGTCTCTCCGTGTTCTCGTGTTAAACCATCAATAATGTCCTTTGCAAATGATTGAACACAGTGGTCTAACTGCGCCTGATTGATATCAGTGTTGGGGTTCACCATTTCGACAACATTGTTGTAAACTGGCTCCCAACCACCCATCACTGGTGGTCCATGATTGATTTCACATTTGAAATGTTCCATCATTTCTTCTTGAAGAGGTGTTGAACACACACGTGATCGCGGTTTTGCGCGAAAGCCAGGTAAACTACCATACACGTTTGCCGTACCTGATTCGATGTAACGGATCACACTCTTGTGATGTGGTGGCAACAAAACATTCTCACCATTCAATGACAATTTGGGTGCACCAACACCATTCACACCACTGTCGATATTACACAAAGAAAGAATCTCATCACGTGTGACGTGAGGGAATCCAGCTGTGGTATTGTAACCGATAGTGTGTAGCCCGAGAACGATGGGTCCTTGTGGAGTTAAAGCGATACCAAGAGTACCACAATCACCATCCTTTGTTTCATCGTCATAGCTACCAAAATACATCGGCATGCGTGTATTGAGTGCCTCAACACTAAAGTTCTGCAGGAATTGCACGTTGAAAATATCACTTGATTCGACTACTCCACCCCTAGTACGACGCACGGCCAGCATGCGTGTGCATGGGATATTTGTATTGTTCCAATATTTAGTGATATCTTTGCGAGGAGGTGCATTACGCACACAAAGAGATACTAGATCTCTCTCTGGTAATTCACTCAATTCACTTCTGTCAAAAAACACTATCACATTTGAGTTGACACCAGGTGTAGCAACACTCGA